AATGTAATCCGTTGAATTTGCTCTTATAATTGTATTTAAAGTGTCTAACTGCCCTCTTTTCATCCACTTTGAATACGTAAATTTTGTTGAATCTGTTGGCGTTCCAAACGTCCTATTCAGATACGCACTTGCAGACGAGCGAAAGCGCAACGAACGGGGGATAACATATCCACCAGAAGGACGCGTTAGCAGTGTATCTTTAGCAGCAAACATTACGCGAACGCCTGTGCGAAGGTTCCATACCAGACTGAGGCAACACAAACAAAGCTAAGAACGTCTACACCAGTTGATGCGGTAGTCGTAATCGTCGGAGCCGTTCCACCGGGCCATTTAACGCTGGTAAATGTAGCCGTTCTGGAACCTGTAGCATCCTGAATTAGCCGCACAATGAACGAAGTACCTGAAGTCGCAGTCGGCATCGTGAACGTGCAGTTGCCGGTCAGCGTGTAGGAAAGCACCGTCCCGCTTGCAAGCGCGATGGTCTGCGTAGTAGATGAGTTGACAATAGCTGGTGCGGTTTCAAGATAGGCCGTAACGGTTGGATTCGTCAAAACCGGCGTTGCAATCGTCGGCGTGGTATCCAGAACCATTTTGCCAGTGCCAGTAACCGCGCTTGTCAGAGTCACGCCGCCGTAGTTTAAGGTTCCAGCAACCGTGGTTCCCGTAGAGGTGCAAGCAACAGCGGAGGTTGACCCCGCAAGTAAGCTAATATTACCGGAGTTATCCGCAGTGGCTACAATGCCACCAACCCCTGTAGTTACCGCTGCTAATGTAGAAGCCATAGTCGTGTCCTATTAAATAACTACCCATCTTTGACCAGAGTTAACAGTAACAGCGATGCCGCTATTCACCGTTATCGGGCCTACAGAGAAACCGTTTACACCAGTAGCTATTGTGTAATTGGCTGAGATTGTTGTGTTGTTTAAGACGATGCCCTGACTGCCACCGGTATAAGCGGAATACTCAGATGGGTAGGTAACGAATACGTCTTTGGTTCCGGCGCTGAAATTAACCGCCGCGCCCGCATTTGACGAAGAAAGAACCGTTGTCCGCGCAAGCGTGGTGCCAGATGAAGCGTAGGTTCCAACCCCAACTTCCCATTCAGCAGTGCCTTGACCCGCGATGCAGTAGTAAGTGGTATTGGTATTGCCAATGACTGAGAAGTTCTGATACCCAGTGGGGGCGGTGCCGGATAACGTAATCGTGCCTGTTCCGGTTGTAGTGGTAGAGTCTTTGACCCGATCTGCAATAACAAGAGCCATTTAGTTCACCGTTCCTATCACTGTCCAGCCAGTTGTCTGGGAGTTGTTTATCGTTCCCCATGACGTAGCGTTTGAAGCATTTATCACTACCCAATTAACCGTTTGCGAATCATTGATAATCTCCCACAGCAGCCTTTGGGATTGAGAATCAGTTGCCGTTGCAAGCTCTGCAATTAAGCTTATAAATGTCTGAGTGCTTCCTACTTCATCCGTTGCCGTTGCGGTTTCTAAAACAGATGGTGTAAACAAAAAACCACCTGCAATAACGTCTGTTGCTGTTGCTGTTTCAGATAGCAAACATAGAAACGTCCGTGTGCTACTTATTGCATCTGTTGCGGTAGCTGCTTCAGATAAAACACTAAGAAACGCCTGTAAACTACTTATTGAATCTGTCGCGGTAGCCGTTTCTGTTACCGCAGAGCTATATACTGCGCCCCCGGCTAATGCAGCAAACGGTGCATTCGCAAAAGTTGAAGTCCCGAACACATTACCCCGCCAGACTTAGGGTATAAGTTACATTTAGTGTATCGCCTGACGTTACAGACCGATCCCCCGGAGAGGTGAAGTCAGAGGCAGAGAACAATGTCCCCGCAGTTCCGCTCTTGGCGCTACCGCTGGTCAGAAACGCCCCACCCACTGTAGAGGTGGCATTGATGTTGAACGACGCGGGAGAAGCTGAGTTTGTAGCTACAGACGGGTTTGCAGTTGTCGCAGTAACAAAAGTAACAGCCACACGAGTAGCGTTGCTGTAAGGAACTACCTCAGTCCAGCCAGCATGACTTGACATGGTATCGCCAGCGGCTGGGGTATTAGAAGCGCCAGCACCATACAGACCGATATACCAAGCAGTTATAGCCGTAACACTAGTTAGCGCAGAACCAGCCATATAAGCCAGACCTACGTTTACCACCAAATTAGGAACTGACCCAGTCCACTTAACTTTCCCATCCGCGCCGATACATTCAAGATCAAACCGCCCAAGCGCCACGGCTGATTCTTCGGGGCGCACACCGCAAATAAGTCCGCTAGAAACTTCATCCACAGACTTGGCTTTATCATTTGTTGACATAAAAACTCCTTGGGGTTACGCAATCCTTATAATGGCTGAAGTGCTATCTGCCGTAGGAAACTGCACTGTGAATGTAGTGGTAGATGTCTTATCTGAACCGAAGTCCAGAACGCAGACTGTCCCACCACTGACTTTGTAGATCAGCGCACCACGGGCGGTAATAACGCCTGACCATGAAACATTGTCAAACGACCAGTAAGATACATTGCTTGTAACAACAGGGACTGTGCTAACCGTCAAGACAGACCCCGTAGTTGTGTACACTGAAGACGGTGCAACCTCACCCGTGGCGGTATATACAGCAGTATCTGCATTTAGCGTAGCCGCGTTGGTATACAGGGCAATCTTAAATACGTCTGTAGTGCCGGTAGCGAAGTTATATGACCCGCTAGGCATCCCCAAGAGGAAAGCGTCAGTTGTGTAGTTGCCGGTAAATGCCATCTTATTTCACCGGAACCCTAGCTTGCCCGCTACGGTAGGCATCTTGACGCTCAAGGCCATCACCCAACCGTTTAGCCAGCATGAGTGCTTCTTGATACTTCCCGTTGTAGTTGGCAAGGATATCTGCTTCAGCCTTCTGGAACGTGCAAGCTTCAACCATTGCACCGTAGAGCAAGACTGAATCAATGTTATCCCCCAGCCAAGTCTGACCACCAGATACCGTTGTAATGCTCTCAGGATAATAGTAGTAATGAAGTTCTATGTTGTAGGCTGCATCAGGGGTCGGCCCCAAAAGGAACGACAATTCCGCAGTTGGCACGGGGGGAGTTGCGTTCGTAGTAGTAGGGCCAAACAAAGCGTAATAAGCCGGGGTGCCCGTATCAGTTGGAGTCGGAAAGGATTCACGGATAAAGTTCACATCCTTGTTAAGAAGGTATGAATACGCGCCAGTGGTAAGGTCTATCACCGCCATCGAATACGAAGCCAAAAAGTCCGAAGGGCAGGACAGATACCTATTGCTCGTGGTAGCAAAGCCAGTCACGTTCTTACGCAACGAAGGAAACTGAACAGAGTTGTATATACGCTGTTCAGCTTGGGTGATGAACGTGTTAATCTGCTCTACGCTGGTAAGGGTAGTCGCGGTTGTTCCATCGGTACCATAGAAAATAGTATCGGGGAAGTCGGACTCAAGGTAACCCTTGATCGTTAGAAACAGCGTAGAGTAGTTCATACGTTAAGCCATCGGGCCACGAGCCATCTTGCCTTTGGTCTGCGCCTTACCGCCGCGCACCTGAATACCAGAGGTCTTGATCTCATTGTTCATCGAAGTGCTGACATTGCCAACACTCATGCGCCGGTTGCTAAGTTCGCTCATATCCTTACCAGAGCCGGGATTATTTTTAATGGTTACAGATTTACCGGTCATCGTGTGCGGCTTGGCATAGGCAGAAGCGGGAAGATTGTCAGCCATTATTTGCCCCTCTGATTGTTCGCACGAGCCATATTGCGTCCTACGGCTTTCATCGCCATACCAGTAGGGCCACCCTTTTTCATGCCGTGCAGACGTTTCTCATGCCCTTTAATTTCTTTGTCGGCAATCTTCTTAACTTGCTTCTTATCCATTTGAATCTCCTAAGTAACCGCTATTGTAACCGTGCCAATACTAACCGTGAGGGCTAAGTTATTGGGGGTTAAAGCTGCGTCAAACTGCCTAGAACCGCCCACCGGATTCCAGCCCCATTGGATTATTCTACTACCCCCGCTAGGGTATCCGTCATCGCCCACCCCTGAAGTCACGTAGCTGGTGTCTGGGCGTGGATTCCTAATCGCCTGTGGATCGTTAACCGGATACATCCCAAGCTGCAACTGAGGCTGATCTTCTTCCCAGCATTCTGGGCAAACCAAGATATTCACATTCTTGGTCTTAATTATCAGGCTTCTTAACTCTTTTAGCTTATAGCGAAAGCCACACCGGTCACATTCGGCAATTGCTTTGCTGCCAGAGGCAAATGGTGTAGGCATTACATTACCATCATGTCTCTAGGAACAAACCTAACAGGTGCTTTTTCCCGGTCTTCCGTTGACGCCATCTCAAACTGCTCTTGATACTCCGCCTTAAGCATCTGTATTCTTGCTTCGGCTCCGGGTATCTTCATGGACAAGTAGAATGCCAGCCCGGCCACCATACAGGGCAGAAACCTAAACGGAATATCCTCTCCGTTTACACCGTTTCCCGCATCCTGCATCCGGCGAAGCCTCCAATACACATACGTATAGGTTTGGCTGCTGTCAGGAGTGGGCCATACGTTAATTGCTGGTAAGCTGACTACATAGATAGCCGTAGCCGTTGTATGCGCGGCAGCAGTGGTATTAGCCTGTCCACGCACACAATTCTGTATGGTTGTGCTGGTTGTGCCGCTGTAATAGATGATTTCTGAGTCAATCTTGATATATCCAGCACTTGCCAGACCTACCGTAGTACTCAGAGTAATCGTTGTGTCAGTGGCAGTAAGAGTCTCATTTAGCGTAACTGTTGTAGGGGCTGTAGTCCCTGACTGCCGGTTAATCCAAACCTGAATAGGTCTTCCTGTAGCGTTCTTATTTGGAATGGTTGAATAGGTAGATTCGCTAATGCGACTAATATTGACATCAATTTGGTTGCTATCTGCGCCAGTGCGGATAACACTATCCAGCAAGTCTATTGTGTCTGTGGGAAGGGCGTAGGTGCTTTGCCCGGTAGCCAAGACAATCTGCCCCTGCTCCACAGTCCACATATTCAACCCACGGTTCGCCCACTCCAAAGTAAGCAAGTTCAAGCTTCTGCGGGCGGTACGCATATCGTAGCCCGAACGAAGCTCTTGCCCACAACGCTCAAAAGCCTCTTCTATGAGGTTATTGAGGTCTAGGTTGAACGCAACAGTGCCTGTAGTGTTATAGGCCATGCTCTTCGTCAACCATAATCTGATCTTCTATTTCTCTATTCTCATCAGCCAGACATTCATCTATCCATTCTTGATATTCAGATGGGTTCATAATTCTTCCTTTTATCTATATCCTGCTGTTTTTCTGGCTATGCTCTTGGGCTGGGCTACAAACTGCTTACCCGCCGCCTTACCTTTCCGTTTTGCTTTGGTAGTGGCTGCATACTCTTGTGAACTGAGGGCTTTTATTGCCTTCTCTGGCAGGTATCTTTCACCTGTCTTTGACGATGGTTTACCAGACTTTGTGCGCCATTTCTGGTCACCCCAGTCTTTAAGGGATTGCTGTGGCGCTTTCAATCTTTATACCCTCCACCAGCAGCCTTGTAGCGTTTAGCCATAACTTGGGCCTTTCTCGCGCTCCACTGCCCAGCACCCGTGCCTACAATTGCCGCAGCCTTGACGCTATTGAAGATGCGTTTACGCAGCCCCGGTTTGGTGTAGTTACCAGCAGCATTTACTTTAGACTTTGTTTCTCCGCCCTGTTTAAACACCTTAACAGGTTCGTTTCCATCCCGCTTCTTGATGAGTTTAGGCACCTTTGAGGGGGCTATGGCCCCCATCCCACGAGATGGGCGCATCCTAGCAGCGGGTCTTGCCGCGTTGAGCAATCCCGTCCGCACGGCGTGAAGCGGAGCTAACAGAACCGCCAGAAGCCATACGAACCATCGTTCCCTTGGTCTTGCCACGGGACTCAATACCGCCGCCCTTGGCGTAAGACATGCCGCCTTTAGCCATGCCCATTTCAGATTTCTCATGTTTGATCATGGAAGCGGGAGCGCCCTTCTTCTTCATGAACCGCATCTCTTTGCCTACCATTGCTTTAGATTCTTTCATCATTCCTCCCCTAGCCATTTGTTTAGACTTTACTGCTGCTACGTTGAGTTTGTCGATCTCACGCTGCGAACCGCCAGCGCGGGTTTGAGAAACTAGCTTTTTAAGATTACCAAAAAAAGAAGAATCTGCTGCGGCGGTTGCTGCCTGTCTAGAATTAGTTTTGTATGCCCGTTCATTGTTGGCAAAGTCTTTTCTTGCTTTATCTTCTACAGCTTCTGACGTAGCTATACGATCTGCATTTGCTTGATAGTCAGATTCGTCAGTTTTCATTTTGGCATATGCTGCCAGTTCTCTAGCGTTTTGCGGCGGGCTACCTTCGTACTTGTCTTTAGCTTTTTTAAAGGCAGCCTTCTTGGGCGCGGCATCATACAAACCATGTGCGCGGCGGCTATCCGGGTCTATTTCGTAATCCGAAACATCACCACCTTCATCAAAACGACGCTTTTTCATCATGCCACCCCTATTAAAAGTCTTACCTTTGTCAGCAGCGTTAAAGTCTTTGCCGACAGATTGAGATACCCCAACTTTTTTAGCAAATGAGGGGCTATTAGCAATTGCTGCCATGAAGTTATGTTGCTTTTTAGAGGTGGAAGGCATTAGCATTTCCACGCTCTTAAACTTTTATTTATCCGGCTGTTCGGGTCATTAGCGGTCTTGGCTGAAGTCAGCTTCTTCTTCATACCCGTCATCCGGGCACAGAATGACTTCTTGCGGCTCCCACCTTCTGGTTGAGGAGCTTTTAAACCGGGCTTACCCGGATTGGCTGCATTGTAAGAAGCCCTGCCCTTGGCGTTTAAACCGCCCTTGGGATTCTTACCCTCTTTGCGCGTCCATGCTTGGCTCATGCTTCGCTCCAAACGGTTTTAGGATAGATGGCGTCTGTCTCTTCAATGGCATTACACTTATCGCACACATGAGTGAACGGATTGGTTTTGTATTTGACGCTAAACTTATGTTGAAACTCACCGCCGCAGTCGCACATCAGTTTCTCTACAACCCATGTGATCGGGGCTATTGTTACGCTAGGCATATTTACTTTCTATGCGTGAAGGTTTTGCGGCGCGTAACATAAATTTAAAAGAATCAATGTCCTCATTTGGGAGTGCTTTGGCGTCAAAATCTGATTTATAAATGTATCTAAAATCACTTGCCGCAGTATTCCCTATATTTTGTGCGTAAAAAATTTGAGAAAGAAATGCTATATTTTCCTTTGAGATAATCCTTGTATGCGATGGGTCTCCCCATGCCCATACAGATGTAGCGGTTGGACAAGAACCAAAGAAAAAACCACCGGGTTTTAAAACGCGATAAAACTCATCCCACTGCTTAAAGAAAAATTTGTAATCCCCTTGTTGCCCTGTATGCTCAAGAACATCATACGCATGTATTTCATCAAACGTGTTGTCCTCAAACGGGTAAGGAAAACTCATCAAGTCATGAACCACATTCGGTTTATGATCCGGGTTTATATCCAGTGTAACTAACTCATCCCACTCAAAACTATCATCTGACGAAAATTGTTTTGTTAAGTTAGAACCGCACCCAATTAGTAAAGATTTCACGCCGCATCACTCATGGTTTGATTTTTAATCATCGACGGATACAGAACGTCTTCACCAAAGTCACTCTTATGCTCAATCACACCCATGTGCCCTAGCTTGATAGTGGGGTCAACCCATACTTCAAACCCAGCCTCACGCGCACGGTCACAGAAGAGAAAGTCTTCGCCAATCATTCCTTCTGGGGTTACCAAGAAGTCAAAAAAGCTGTAAAGCATTTGCGGACTGCCGTTATCCATGTGCTTCCACTCAGGATGCAGTTCTGCCAACTTGGTAAAGACTTGCTTCTGGATCATCATGAAGCCCGTAGCTACGCGGTAAGCCCTGACAAGACCGTCTTTATCCATCGTGACTTTGCCACGGGAGCCGTTGATACCATCTCCACCATCCAGCGACAGGATGTAGGTCTTCGGTTCTTTACGGGCTAGATACGCACCAGCAACAACCCCACGGGTTTGATTCCACCCCATCAACCGAATAACTGACTCAGGCTCAAACGTCATGTCCGCGTCGATGAACATCAGGTGGTCACAATCAGACTCCAAGAACTGTTTGGCAATGACGTTACGCGCACGGGAGACAACAGAACAGCCACAGATGCTATTAACCTGTATATCAATCCCATGCCGCATCACCATCTGGCTGAGTTTCATAAGTGACACAGCCATGCTTACAGTTACTTTGTGGTCATAGGCGGGAAGCCCTATCATCAACTTCTTACCCGCCAGATGAAAATCTGTGCTTGTTTGCATTTTTATCCGTAGATTATAGTTGCAGAACCAAGGTTTGAAACCGTTCCATATACAGCGGTTTGAAACACTATTCCCTCTCCGGGAAGCAACATATAGGTCGGTTGAGTAGCAGATGCTACGGTGTTGACTGTAATTCTAATGGTGCTGCTTGACACACCATCCCTGAGAACAAGACTACCCGCCGTGGCGGTAGGAACGATGTAGATTGCCTTGACCCTGCAACGGGTAAGATTATTAGTAGCTTGGTCAGTAAACTGACCGCTGGCGGTAATGGGTACGCTTGCTAGAACGTCTGTCTGCATGGTTAATCTCCTAAGATGTTAATTGGGGGCCGTAGCCCCCAGAAGATTAATTAATCAAAGTTACCATACGGATATGCGGTGGTCGTGCCAATGTTGTTATCAGGTTGCGAATAAACAATCGTGAAGTAAAAAATACCACCCGTAATTGCTACGTTGGTGCTATTAATCGACGCAATTGTAAACACAATTTGCGACAAGCTTTGAGTGTTGTTGATACCCACCAAGTCCGTTGATGTAGCTTGCTGGTTGGCAAGCTGGGTTGCCGTAAACGCATTGAAGTTTTGGCGACCAGCGGCGGGGGAAGTTAGAACAGCCGTTTGAGCGTAAGTGCAAGTGCCCGCAGCGGCTACATAGTCGTTGCTTACGTTAACTTGAATCGAAGTTAACGTACCGCTGGTAAAAGTAGTAATAGCGTTGATATCAACAAAGAAGTTGTTAATACGGCTACCGGCTGGCAGGTAAGCTACATACCCGCGATAAACCGTTGCAGCGTCCGCAGGGGGCGTAGAAGCCACCAAGACGGGATTGGTAGAACTTGGGGTGTAAATAACCGCATTAGCATTAGGAATGCCGTTGGATTTTACAAAAACTTGTGAAGCGCCGCTGTAGCCAGCAGTGTTTACCGGGGAGGTGACCGGCGAGGCTTGCGTTGTGGTAATGTTTAACGCGGCTGATTGCGTCATCGCCATAGAACCCACGTTACGAAACGGGCCAAAACGATTGTCGCCAGACAGTACTGGGCCTTCAAATGTAGAACGTCCCATGATGGAACTCCTTATGCAAAAGTCCTATACCGATCATTGCATTGTCTGCTGGGGCAGTGGTGGTATAGGTAAAATCCCAGAAAGGTAAAACAGGTGGACGCTTTAAGCCGTCTTTTAATGGCTAGTTCTTCATTCTGCCATCCACCCTTAAATCATACTACATTAGTACGAACCGGCTGAACCAAAGATGCCCAGCGGATCAGAAGCGCCAAACGAATAACGCTCACGAGCCTTGTAACGCACGTTACCGGTGTCAAAGTCTCCATCCATACCCGTAGCAAGCGGGGTGCGGACAAAGTGCTTCAGACCATTCGGCACATCCGTGGTCAGAAACCACGCATTGGTGTCGGTCAGGAAGTGGTTAATGCAATACCCACCCGGAATCGAACCATTGTTTTTAAGCGCGTTGATGTCGTTGTTGTTCGTGCCAACACGCAGTTCCGTTTCCAGAAGACGCGTAGCCACAAACATCAATGCCGGTGGGATTACCAGTTTGACCGGTTTTGCAGCGATAAGCAGACCGCGCTCATCCGTCCAAGCAGCAATTTGAATGACAGACGCCTCAAGAGAGGTTTCGTTCAAATCAGCCGCCGCGAGGATGTTGCTGTTTACACCGCCAGAAACCAGCGGATGCGAAGCCGAACACAGAACCACACCGTCACCGTATGTCGGGCCACCAGCAAAAGCGTTGTTAAGGATTGCAGCAGCCTTAACTTGCTTGGTGTACGACATAGCGCGAGCCAGACCCTTGGTATAACGAGCCGAAAGGCTGTCATACAGGTTATCTTCAATCGCTTCTTCAGTGATTGAGAAACCCAGAGCAATGGTTTCGTGTTGGTAACGCGCCGTGAAAGCTTCCTGTGCATTGTCATAGGCAATCGCGCTGCCTTCGTTTTTCACCGGAGCAGCCGAAAAGCCCGACAGTTTCGTTTCTTCTTCAAAAGAACGCTCAGAGGTTTCAGTTTCAAAAATCTCTTTGTGTTCTTCGCCATACTTCTTGTACTCAAGACCAAACAGGGCATTCAGCCCCGGAAGGAGTTCTTTAAGTAGCTGTGCGCGTGAAATAGCCATTAGTTATTCTCCTAGACGCCGGTTGCAAGGCGATATTGATGAATGCCTTGGTTCCATGACACCAGAACTTCGACAAAGGAACCGGTAGCCGGTGCGGTATCAGGCACAACGTCCACAACCTTAAACGGAATCGCCGCCGTGGTTGCAGTGCTGTTCAAGACAGCCATTGCGCTGTTGCCGGTGGTCGTGCTACCAGCGTTAGGAACCAGCGCAGTATTTCCGCCAACCAGATTTGCACGGGTAGCTTGTGCAACAGTGGTAGTGCCAGAAACAATCGCGGTCTTCATCACCAGATCGGGATCATCCGCAACATACGCGGTAATCGCAGTCGTGGTATCCGGGGTACCGGTGGTGTCAGCCGGATAATATTGCGAGTAAATGCGCTGGCCCGATGAGTTGATGTAGCTGCAACCCATAAAGATACCAACCACATTAACCGTGGTCGCAGTCAAAACAGCCGTAGTAATACAGCCATTTGCAGACATCAGAACCACATCACCAAAGTAAATGCTGGTGTCGTGCGACGTTTGGATCGGAATTTGCCGGGTTGAACCAGCGAAAACCTGTCCGCCCAGCAGATTGACGGGAATTAGCCCGTACGGTGCTGAAACAGTAGGATAAGCCATGTAAAACTCCTAAAAGTTGTTTAAATGTTACGTTATTTGTTGCCGCGACCGAATGACACAGACGTTTTGCTCTCTTTAAATAAAGGCATCCGTGGGTCATTGTCTTTCATAAGATTATTATCTACAGCAGCCATATTATCTTCGCCTTGCTTCTTAAAATAAGCAGCGCGTGCCGCCATTATTTCTTCAGGAGCCTTGCAGAGCAATAGACCACCTATTTCTATATTTCCGGGAAACCTAGAGTCACGATCTACCATAACAAAAAGTTCAGGGTAGTCTTCCGACTTGCATGGTTCCCAACCCTCACGAAAACGGGCAGACACATTGGCATTGTCTAAATGTCCAATAACGCTTGTGCGAATCCAGCGATGCGACCAACCATCACGCGGTGAAACATTTGGCAGCGTTTGTGGAGGAGTCCAAGATTTAGCACGTTCGTTTACTGCGCGATTTTGTGATTCACGACCTTGACGTTGTTCAGCCATTATCAACTCCGTTTATAACTGCGACTTGTTTGGCGTATTCCGCGAGCGGAACGTTTAAACGCTTTGCTATGGCTACTTGCGTCTGAGTCAGCGCAACTCTTTTTCCAGTGGCCGTTCTGGTCACTGAAGCCACCACTGTTGCGGCGCGGCTTTGGCGGGGGTTTCCCGGTTTGTCATCACCCCAATCAAAATTGGGGAATGTTTGACGCATTGCTTTATCGATTTCTTCATAATATTTGATGGCATCCCTTTCAGGATGTATATTATTAGAAATCAATTCTTCGTGAACACCATACGCCAAGCTGGTCATGCGGCGATCTTTGCCAAACCATGGGTTTTTTGATACCCATGCAGTGGCCTTTTGATCGGGTGCTGGCGCTGTGTAAACATCTTGCGCTTGTTTTACTTCATTTATTTCTTCTTGTAAAGGGGGTTCTTTGGTCAGGGAGTTTTCATGACGCATTGTCGCCCTGCTCATGGCTTCCTGCGCTTCTATGATAGCGTCAGCGTCACCACTCTCATAAGCTGTCTTATAAGACTGCTTCGCCCTTTCTAAATCGCTTTCCGCCTTGGATTTCCAAGTTTCATGCAGCAGAGTTGCACTACTATTTGTCTTTTGAATCAAAGACTTATTCTGTTCGGACACATTCTGTGCATACCGTAGAGCTTCTTGCTGCTCACGGGTAGCCTGTTCCTTTGCCCTGCGCTCATCGTGATAAGCGCGTTGCAGAGTTGAAATACGCTTTTTGACCTTGTCGGAGTAAGAAGCTAGTTCCTCTTCTTTGGGTTCCGGGTCTTCAGTCATTGGTTCTTTATTGCGATCCTCCGGTGGGATATCGTCAATAATATCAATGTCTATTTCGCCATCCTTAATAGGTTCATTGTCCTTGTCTAACTCCTGCATATACTCTTCAGCCATAACAATCTCCTATTAGGCGCGGCTATACCCGCGTGGGTCTTCAACAACTCCTAGAACATCATCATCGTTAATCATGCGGAATTCCTGACCATGAACACGAAAACGTGTGCCTTTGTAACCACCTACCAAGACAAAGTCGCCCTGTTTACACCAAGCACTTTTAAAGCGTTCATCTTTGTAAGCATCGCTACCAATCGCTAGGACAAAACCAACTACAGTGCCTATTTCTTCTTGATGTCTGGTTGAGTCAGATTTAATGATTCCAGAATCAAATTTCTCATCAGCTTTTGGCAAGGCAAGAAGAACATGATATCCAGATGGGATTGGGACTTGGGTTGCAGACCGTTCGCCTTCTGGTATCGATTCCGCTATCTTGTTTGCTTCTTCAAACATTATTGCTCCTTGTTGTATTCTTCTAGCGTATCCAAAAAGATACGTTCGGCATAAGCAAGACCAGCTATCTGTCCAGTTATGAATTTGTACTCATCAAAACTCTTAACACTTCCTGCGGCTACAATATCAGCCAGTTCATTCATTTGGCTTCGCACTTCCTTTTTGAAGAACTCTTCCAGCGTTTTGCTGATCATTGTATTTCCTTAACTCAACACCTGTTTTAAACCCGACTATCTTTTGATCCACTTCCAACTTCTGATCATGCCTCTTGTTTGAAGAACCAATATTTGCCCCAGCAATCTTCTCCTGAGACTCAATACGCATACGCTCCCGCTCATCCTTGCTTTGTTCTATCTGCATCTTCAAGGCCAACTGGGCTTTGTTAAATTCATCCTTACTCTTCAACTCTTGCATTTTTAATTGAAGTTCCTGCTGTTGAGCCTGAATAACAGGGTCTTGCTGTTGTTGCATAGCAGCTTCTTGTGCCGCCTTCTGACTATGCATTTGCAGAACTAATGGGGCAGCTTCAGCAGCAAGTCTGCTGACCTTAAGCTCAACATCATCTTCCATTTCATCATCAGGTTTTGGAAGCGAAACACCCATCTGCTTCTCAATATCAACGCGATATTTAAAGCCCATGTGTTCCATCAAATGAGCCTGTAATGCCTGTTGAATAACGGGAGCCATTGGGTTTTGACCAATAATCTTCTGCATCGCTGGGTCTTGTGCAGCCGCCATATGAACCTGAATATGCGCGTCATGGTCTTGATACAGGAAAGCCTTAACCGGCTTCGCATTCAAGATACTCATATTCTCAGTCACGGGGTCTTTGGGTTTGATGTCATCCTTGTCAGGGACAATCAAATCTGCATTCTTCATACCCAATACACGCAGAGTTTCCCTATGGAGCAATGGCATGTCATATAACTGAGGTGCGGTAGCAGACAACTGCATTGCCGCCTGATACTGCGCCATACGCTGGACTGAACTGGAAGCATTCGGATCAGATACAGGGATTATGTCGCAATGCTCATAGTCAGACTGCTTGACCATTCTGCCGCGCTCTGTTTCATAATCGTATTCTTCTGGGGTGTAATCCCGAATTATGTTCTTGAGCATCTTGAATTCTTTCTTCATAGAAGAATGAATCCTTGCCTGAACAGCAGACATGACTTTCATCATGCGCTCAATAATAGCCAGAGTAGTTCCGACAGGAGCTTGCTGATTCATATCAGCAACCTTCATATCCGCCGTAGAAGCCAGACTTCTACCCTCATCCACGACTTCTTTAAACAGCGCAAAGAGAGTGGCGGAAGGTTCCTTATAGGGAAGCATCATGATGTTGTCCCTAACCGTTCCAGCCGGGACATCTACATCTCTGAATTCACCGGGTGATATAGGAGTGTCATCACCCTTAATACGAAGACCACGCGCTTTTAAGCCACCGGGAAGGTTAGCCAGCGTTCCAGCATCAACCAATTGCCTGAGAATTGACGTTGCACCTTTGGCATATCCACCAAGGATGTGGACATAACCAAACCCATACGCACCAAATCCCGGAATGAAAGTGTATTGAACAAAGTGATCACGCTTTGCTTTTGTGTCATCTGCTGGATTCCAGTTGCGATAGATGGAAAATACGTTACCCATCGTATCCAGAGTGACAACATAAGGAAGGGCGATACCCGTTTGTTCGCCATCTTCTTCGTCTTCAAAACCGGGAAGGTCTAACTCAATATGGCTTTCATACAAAACATACCGGTCATCTTCAAGAGCAGTAGTGCCGGAAAGCTTCTGTTTCTTCTTCTCAATATCATTGTTTTGGAGGGTTGATTTATGCAGTTCTTGTTCTACATAGAAACCAGCTTGCATCAGCTTATTTAGCTCATTCTCACTTTTACGCATCATCTGGGTAATGCGGGGAGAGCTACTAAGCTCAGTACACCCATAAGGAAGATAGACATCTTCTGCCGGGACATACATCGATACCTGACGATCCAAGGCGGGATCGTAGTAAACCTTCTTAAAGGCGGAACCACAGAACCCCAGATTCCATAACATCCGCTCATGCTCTGCGCGGTATTCAGTCATGTTCTCCGTTAGCTGCCAGTTCATGTCATCTTTGACACGCGCAGCAGCTTCTTCTTTGTCTTTACTGGTCTTGCCAATTACTTTGGTATGAACCGGCCCAGCGGCGGGAAAGGTTTCCAGAATCATCTCAGACTGAAACTTGATTACCGCCTCAGACATAATGCTATGAAAAACGCCACAGGCACCCTTCCAAGGTTCCGTCCTGTCTTCCATCCGCATACCCAACAGTTCCATCCCATCTGAAACTGTCTTCTCCCAATCACGGCGGGAGGTAGTGTCTATCCTGATCTCTTCCATAATATCAAAGGCAAGAGTCTGGAGAACATTGGCCGGTATTTCTTCTGCCAGATTTTGTTTAAACGAATCATCTGGTGCAATTACAACTATCGCAGTTACTTCGGTAGGCTCATCAGGCAAATCAATATCAACCGCACCAGCATTATTGATATCGTCCAAACTCATGGGTCTGAGGGCTTTTTCCATTGTCCGCCTTAGTAATAAGCCTTAACCCTGCGTGGTTGAGGTTCTTCATAATCATCAGAGGCGATACGAATAAAGCCTCCCTGACGATAGCGCAGCAATGCTTGGCTCATAGAATCTACCAAGTCATCATGGTCGCCATTTGGAAAATCAGCAGTTTCCTCAATGAGTTCATGCGCCCATCGTGTATCTGGGCACCATATTACACCAGAGGCAAAAAGATCAGCTATAGCGTTTACACGAGCAATCTTGTCATTGCCCTTTGATGGCACATATTCCTGTACTGGTATGCCCATCTGCCTTAATTCTGATATCAAGGGTTGTCCTGAAGCCTTGGCTTCAACTATAAGCGTATCAGGATTAAACTCCTTATAGTGTTTAAACGCAACATCTTTAAGCTCTGGGAACTCCATCTTCGCCTTAAAGCTGTCTAGCAATATCACATTAGGTAGTAGCTTCCCCGTCTTGTTATCGTCCTCCTTATAGAAGACGCCCCAAGTTGTACAGGCTGAATAGTCAGACCTTTCGTTCTTGGTAAAGGCAGTATCCCAAGACTGGATAACAAACTCACACTTGGGAGCCTCATCCGGCTCCCATATCTGCCACCAATCCCGCTTAATAATGGCGGATTCAGAAGCGGTAGGTTCCTGTTGGTACTGAGCCGCCCAAAACCTAGGTGCAATCGTGTTTTTGGTAGCTTCTAACTCCTCTAAGCTCCAAAACTCAGGCCATAATGGCTGTCCCGAAGGCATGATCGCCGGAAACTCAATAACCTCCCACTGGTCAGCATCCGGGTTCTTAGCCGCATAATCCAATAACTTACCCGTCAAATCCCGCTTGCCCCAACGGGTCATAATCAAAAGAATAGCCCCTCCCGGCTGTAACCGCTGCCTAGGGCCAGTCATATACCAGTCGTAAACCCCGTCAAATGCCTCAGGATTCAGGTTCTTACCGTCCTGCTCAGAGTGTGGATCGTCAATAATGATCAAATCCCCACCATAACCAGCTACAGCACCACCTACACCCACCGCAAAGTAAGACCCACCCTTGTTTGTAGCCCACTTTCCAGCCGCTTTTGAGTCCGCCTGTAACGATATATTTGGAAAGACCGCTGAGAATTGTGGCGAAGCCACCAAGTTCCTGACCTTACGTCCAAACTCTAATGCTTTATCCGCTGTATGAGAAGACTGAATAACCTTCTTCTGTGGAAACTTACCCATAAACCAAGCAGGTAACAAATAACTTCCAAACTCAGACTTGGTATGCCTAGGCGGCATATTAATAATCAACCTCTTGATCTTCCCAGAGGCTATTTGCTCAAACTTGTCCGCCATAATCTTATGATGCCTACCCGAAATAAAGGTATCACTCACAGACCCCGGCCAAATCAACTGGACAAACTCCATAAAGCTGCCAGAAGCTAACTTCTCACGTTCCGCCCTCTTATATGCCTCCAATAGCTTGAATATCTCTACCTGCTCATTAGCAGTCATCTTCCCCAACAAAGGAACAATGTCAGCAAAGCCTGTCATATCTCACCCCACTAGGCTTCATAGTCCTCTTCTTGTTCTTCTCCTTGTCTATTATTCCCAAACTCACCAACCTATTAACTATCCTCAATATGTTGTTCTTGGACTTCAACCCCAACCCCTCAGCTATGTCCAAACAAGAAGGCGAATACCCAAACGTCTTCCAAAAAAATCTCACATACAAATAAACGTCCCTTTGTCTTGGAGTCATAGGTACCGGTAAACCCTTCACAATTAACTTACCACCCCCCTTTACAATACTATGGGGGGAGGGGGCTTTAAATTGATATATAACGATGATATACCCTTTGAAATATGCTACTAAAATGTGGGGGGGACACCGTCAAACCCTGCCGCTACGGGTCACGCTGCACGGGGGTGGTGGGGGGCGGGTGGGGGTCAGCGGCGCTGTTTACACGAAGGCTGCCAACCTCTGCGGAGGCACCAGCTCCCCCTTCTGAATCAGTGGCATCGTTTAAACAGTCCCCATCGATCACCCTTCCTTGAATGGTTGCCAGCATCGCCTCAATCTGCTGCCTGATTGCGTCAGCACCTCCGACGATTGCAACCTCCTGCCTGTCTACGAACATCCCAGCGGTTTTACCAAGGGCTATGAGGGACGCCACTCTTGCGCTGTCTCCACCTTCTGTTGACTCCACCACCAGCCGGTCTAATACATAGTCACGACGTTGTGCTGCACTCATTAGGCTTCCCCTGATTGCCGCCTCAGTTGCATGTTGAATGGCAACCTTGACTGCTGGTGACTTGTATTCCAGTTCGTGGCCTGACTTCGATGCGTTGCTGACTTGGGGCATGTGTTTCTCCCATGATTGTTTGGGTGTATCACCTGCGGCTCTGCTCATTACATATGCACGATGCCGGGGCTGCACTCTCTTGAGTGAGTCACCTAGTGTTCTTGCTTCCTGCTGTATTACTTGTCTTTGTATCTTAGATGCCGCCGCGCTTCGCGCAAGCCCTGCACTGACGGGCTTCGATGCGGTCTTCGTGCGGTCTTCGTCATTCATGCCCCGGAGTCTATGTGTAAACGCAGCTTAAAACAATTATTTTCACCGTTATTCCTTAACTACTACAACTACTTACAATTTAGTTTACTATGACTGTCAACCATGTTTACACGGCGTCGTTAATGGATGGGTAGTTGATTGAGTTTGTGTGTGTGTGGAAGCGTGGCGTTAACCAAGTAAGGTTCGGAGTTTTGGTTGCCACCGGTGCCTGATCGCCGTGAGTGTCAGGGAAGCAGGGAGGCGGGTTCACTACCCCCAAGCCTGCATTGATCTGGTGCGAAAGCATCACATAAATCCTCAGTAAGCAGCTAACAAACAGTTACTTAGAGCGATCATCGCGGCGTAGGCGTCGTGGTGAGCGGGAACGAAGGCGAACGGTGCCTGACTCCCCTGCTGCTAGTAACGTGCCCTTTTGCCGCGCAGTCTGTAAGACGCGGCGTGAGCGGGGCGCTGCATGAACAAGGTGTGAGCCTAAATACCAGATCAGGGCACTCCCATCAGGGAGTGACTCTCAGAGCGCATTCTTGAAATCTTGGTGAAAAAATGGGTAGGTTGGCCTCTCCCCGGTTACACGGCAAACGACCCCGTGACCTGACCGCCATGCGTTTATCAAGGTGCATTGTTATCCCAAGCAGGGAATGCGTTCTGAGAGTCAACAACGGAGGCGGCATGAACATCACTATCGTGGCGAAATCGAACTACGGGACGCAAGCGTTCTACCCGGTCTGCGACAACGCAAAGTTGTTCGCGGAGATTGCTGGCACAACAACCCTGACGCCGCGCACCCTGCGTAGCGTCAAGGCGCTTGGTATCAACATAATCATTAATTCTCAGGAGGTTAGCTATGAATTTTAAGACGCGTGAAGAGTGGCTGGAGGCATTGATCAGTAAGCTGTCGCTAAAGTTTGCCGTGCTGGGTCATCCTATCCCAGCGCATGTCCGCGTGACTTGCGGCTTTACCTCTGGTGGCACACGCCGCAAGGCGGGCAAGAGCCAGACCGGGGAAGTGTGGGACGCATCACGGTCAGGCGATGCAGCATACGAAATCATGGTCAGCCCGATCATCGATGACACGAAGTTGGTCGCGGTCAACGTGTGCGATTCGTTGTGCCATGCAGCATCAGGTGACGTTCGACTGCACAACGCGGCGTTTGAGGTGCTGGCGCGTGGCCTGAAGTTGGAAGGCGCTCTGCCTGATCTGAAGGGCGGCAACGACTTCGCCGTGTTCATCCAGCCGATTCTGGATGAACTTGGGGCTTATCCGCACTCCCGTTTAAACACAGACACGAGACCTACGCAGACCACGCGCATGATCAAGTGCGTCTGCCCTACGGGCAAATGTGACGGGACGCTACATAAGCCCGGCACCAAGGCATACGCGGTGCGTATCAGCCAGAAATGGCTGAGTATCTGCGCGCCGGAATGCCCGGTGCATAACGTCCGACTTGTGGTTGAGTGAAAGGCCAGCCCACTGCCCAGCTTGCTGGGTAGTGAGATGTTCTTTTTTTCTCTTGGAGGTAATCATGGCTTTGAAGATGAAAGATTTTGATGGTGTCCCGTCCAGCACCTTGCTGAATGCCGCGATCTGTCTTGGCGTTCAGCCAATCGGTGCGAACGGTCAGCCCAGTACCCGCGATGATGAACTCGTGGCGGCGCTCATCAAGAGCGGCGCGACACTGGCAACGATCAAAGCGATTCGACCGCCAGCGTCACCGGCAGTTGCTGGGGTCAAGGTTGACGAAGTGGTCAACGCGGCGGTGTCTGCTCTGGAGTCGAAGCTGCGCTCACATGTCGGTGACATTAAGGCCGACATGCAGGATAGCATCGACAAAGCTGTCGGCGGCATCAAGGTGCCGGACGTTTCGGGTGATGTTGCTGCTGCTGTGGCGGCAGCGTTTAAACCGATAGCGGATGCGTTCAACGCCGCGCCTGTTGCGGTGCAGCAGAAGGTGGCGGCATCTATCCCGCGTCAGCGCAAGCCGATTGCTGACGTATTCGGTGTCGCAATCAGTGGTGACTGCGAAATCTGGGGTGAGCCTTACGGCATCGATGCGGACTACGTGTGGGACGTCCGTGCCTTGGCTCTTGCACTGCGCGATGCTGAGGCAGGCCAGAACGTGTGGCTCTGGGGCATGAAGGGCACCGGCAAGACGACATTCGCGCAGCAGTTTGCGGGGCGTTTGGGGCGTCCGTTTTTCTTGGTGCCGGTCGATGGCACGACTGAGAAAAGCGAAGTCATCGGCGACAACGGCATCAAAGGCGATGGCAAAGGCGGCACCAGCAGTGTCTGGCAGGATGGTGCGATTCTTCAGGCCTACCGTACCCCCGGCGCTATCTGCTTGCTTGATGAGGTAGACCACGCAAGAGCGGACAACCTCACCACCCTGCACACTCTGTGCAGCAAGGGCAGCACCTACCGTGTGCCCAAGACCGGTGAGATCGTTCACCGTGCGGCTGGCATGATGTTCTTCGGTGCGGCGAATACGAACGGGACGGGCGATGAGAGCGGGGAATACGGCGGCACGAAGGCGCAGAACGCAGCACTCTGTGACCGGTTCGCTCACTTCCCGCGCCTGACGTTCATGCCTGAAGCGCAGGAGATCGCGCTGCTGGTCAAGCGTGGTGCGCCGGTTGATGTAGCCCAGAAGTTGATCAACGTGTTTAAACGGTGCCGCGCTGAAGTCGGTGGCTCACTCAATGAGCCTCCTTCGCTTCGACGCGCTTTCGCCTTCATCGACATCGTCGATCTTGGCGCTGACTATGCATGGGAGGTGAGCATTGTTAACAATGCGCCTGCGATGTATCAGGAAACCCTGCGTCAGTTGTTTGCCGCGCACTACAACTAGGAGGCACTATGAGAAAAGGCACTGCAATAAAACAGGCTATCAGCACGACGCTGATGAAGACATGGGTAGCGGCAGGGCGTCAGCCCGTCCAGCTAACCGTGCGCTTCGCTGGCACTGGCGCGTCGATGATGGTCGGCGGGGGCGGCAGCATCCTTGTCAACCTGCCGGATTTCAAGGATGACCACGCGTATAACGATGCACATGCCGACCGCATTGTGGCGATGGCGCTGCATGAGTTGGGACATGCTTTTTTCACCGATAACGCACGGTGGACTGCGGCGGTTGTGTCCTACAATAATTGCCTCACTTTACACCGCTGCATCAATGCTTTTGAGGACGTTCGGATGGAGCGGGCGATCATCAAAAGCGGGTATGCAATCGGTGCGGAGAGGTTGTTGACTGTCCTGCTGCGGCACATGGTAGCGGGGTGCGATGCCGACACGTTTAAACGCAAGGAGAACATTGCGTTTGCGATCTGCGTTGACGGGCGCGGCTACGGTGTCAACGTCTTGCCGCTGGTTGCGCCTGCGTTTCAAGCCATTGTGGCTGAGGGCATTGATCGATGCGCTGCGCTTGTCACTACTGCGGACGCAATCGACGCGGGCATCTGGCTCTGGAAGAAACTCAAGCCCCTGAAGAATCCCCCGCCGCCGCCTGACGATGGTGAAGAGGGTGAAGGTGAGAAGGGCGAAGGTGAGGGCGAAGGTGAAGGTGAAGGTGAGGGCGAAGGTGAAGGTGAGGGTGAAGGTGAAGGTGAAGGCGAGGGTGAAGGTGAAGGTGAGGGTGAAGGTGAAGGCGAGGGTGAGGGTGAGGGTGAAGGTGAGGGCGGCGGGTCAGATCAGATACGGGTCGGTGACCGTGTCCTCTGTCCTGACGGTAAGGAGGGGGTGGTCACTTCGATCACTAACGGCGTTGCTGAAGTCATCTAGGAGGCATCATGGGATACAAAGTCACGGCGTTGAAGAAGTTGAGCAAGAAAAAGAAACCGGTGGGAAAGGGCAAGGGTCACTCCGACCTGCCGGTTTCGGTGGAGCCGGAAGCGTTCGACGATATCCCCATGAATCCCGGCGCTACCTGCACTGCGCTGGCTGAGATCACTGCGGGACAGGTTCGCAACGCGCCGAATACTCCAATGTTGCACATTGTGCCGCGCAATCTAGGCAGGTTGCAGCAGCAGTTACAGCAGGTGCTGGAAAATACCAGCACCGACCGTACGCAGACGCGATTGCAGTCTGGCTCTCTGTCTGGTGACTGGGTTGGCGTGGTGAGCGGCAATGAGTCTGTGTTTAAACGCCGCAAGATCGAAGAGGGCATTGACTCTGCCGTGCTGATTGCAGTCGATCAGAGCAGCAGCATGGGTGGGGCTTGCATGGTAGCGGCGGCACATGCGACGCTGCAATTCGCAGAGGCGCTCAAGCGCTGCAACGGCGTGGAGTTTGAGGTGCGTGGATTCAGCGATGCCGGAGCCGCTGTCGTGACGCAGCACGGTGTTGGCGGAGCGCAGAAGGGCTTGTTGAGCCGCGCTGCGTGGCGCATGTATAAGTCGTTCAAGGAGTCTGCGAACGTCCTGCGCCAGCGCGGCGAGTGGCTCTACCATGCGTCAGGCTGCACCCCGGAAGTTGCTGCTTTGAACGATGCGCTTATCGCTCTGAGCAAACGCCCAGAGCCGCGCAAGGTGCTGATCTGGATCGGTGACGGTGACGGTTATCGTGCCGATGCAATCTTGGCATTGCAAGCAAAACACAAGAACGTCACGGTGATTGGCATTGGAATCGGCGTCGATCTGAGCGCGTATTTTGTTCACAACGTGAAGATCAAGACGATTGCTGACTTGGGCACGGCAAGCTTTGGCGCTGTCATCAAGGCGCTGAAAAAGTAACCGATGGGGGGCGGTTCCCCCCGAACC